AGGCATAAGTGTTAGGATCATATATTGTACTATAAGCCTGCAATAAAAGCAACCCCAACAATATTTGACACTGTAATTACAATGGAATATAATAGACTATGTAGTAGATGAAAGGACTACTCAAATTCTCTCATAGTTATAGTAAGAGAATCTAAAGGTTGCATCTGCTGTAATAATATTTTCAGCGCTATCAGCCGAAGAAAACATCAAACTGCCAACTGTTGTTGGGAAAACATCAACCATCTTAACTCTAAAATTTGCATTGTTTTTGTTTGTATAGATTGTTAGCGCGGCATCAGAATATACTGGTGGACGATTGTATGCGCTTCGAATATTTGCATTTGGTTGTGTTCTTGCAAGATTAATATACTCTTCGAAGTTTGTTGGGAATGTCGCGCCCCTAATCCAATCATGTAGTTCTGTCCATGCGCGCAAGTCTTCATCGACTAAAAATGTAATGTTAAATGTGTCGTAGATTGCCTTTTCTCCAGGCAGATACAAATCTACGAATGGCGTTGGCATAGGAATTTCAGTTAATGACAATCCTGGCAGATTAGCACTATTACAAAAGTATGTGACGCCAGGTAGTCTTGCAAAGTTTACCTGAAACTTTGTACTTTGCAATAAATCTGTGTTAATTGGATTGCGGTTTAGTGCTGTCATATGAATTCCCCGAAGGATTACTTATTTAGTGCATAAAAAAAGGGGGAGCATTGCTGCTCCCCCCATATCACTTGCCTTATTATTTTTATAAATTGGCAATAATATTACTGGTTGACATTCAACACAGCGAACTTGCGGTAGTAGACATTTGTATCTGTCGTCAATGCACCGCTCAGTCCTGCGTTTCCACCACCTGCGAATGGATTTGAGACCATGCCGTAGCGAGTCTTGAATCCAACCTTTGGTTGGTAGTTGTCAGGGTCAATAGCACGAACCATCTGTAGTGGGACGTATGGGCAGTAGAAGAGACCAGCGTCATATGGTGACGATCCCTTATATCCAACCACAACATAATCACTTGCACTTACAGAATATGGATCAACATATACCTTGATGCGTCCGAATAGGGTACCTGCGAAGGTATTGCCTGTATCGTCAACAGTTAGGTTTGTTTGACCAGATAGTGCTGAGTTGTAGTCAAGAAGACCTGTCATTGCGAGAGCTGAAGCAACATCGGTTGAAACGATGAGCATATTGCCCTTACCACGACGTGTATCCTTCGCGATCTTGTTGCTTGCGCGCTCGATTGCGAATAGGAGGCTCTTGTACTTCTCAACCTGCCAGCGACCTGATGTATCAGTGTTGCTTGATAGATTGAAGACAGCTGAAGATGCGCCTAGGATACCAACATTGGCTGTTGCGTAGACTGTACGGACAACTTCGCGGTTGATTTCAGAAAGAATTTCAGTTGACAAAATGTTTGTCAATTCTGTTTCTGCGTCGAGACCGTGAATTGCCTTGAGGTCTTGTGCAAGTTCCATTGTGTAGGAAGCCTGTAGACCACGTGTCTTGGCTGTTACAGACACTCTTTCGATTGAGAATGCCATGTTTGCCATGACTTTCGGTTCGAAGTTTGCTGTAGTATCGCCAGTACCAGTGTTAGCCATTGTCATTGCAGCGACGTTTTGGCTGAGGTTGACAATTGCGTTTGCAACTGTACCATTGCCGTTTGTTCCTGCGAATACTGTGTTGGCTTCGTTGTAGAATGCTTCTGCACCATCTGGGGCTGAATATCTGCTGCGCATTGCGAAGATAAGTCCTGTTGGACCTGTCATTGGCTGCACGCCACAGATATCATAAGCCATAAGGTTTGGAAGTGCGCGACGAACTAATCCGATTAGGATTGGGTCGAAGCCTTGGATGTTGCCTGAAGATGGTGATGTTGGAGCGACGTTAATTGGCGTTGCTTCAAACAAGCGACCCATATTGGCAGCTTCTTCGTATAGGGCTTTTTCTTGGTTCTCGAGAACTAGGGCAGTAACAGCGCGCTTGTATGGATCGCTGATCTTTGGGAGTTCTGGGTGATCAAGAACAGGAGCCCACTTCTTTGCATGTGTTTCGTTAAGATACATGATAGATTTCTCCGTTCAAGTTAAAAATATCACTTTGGTAGTGATTTGGAAATTGCCTTAACATAATGACTCATAATACCATTAGCAACTACTTCAGGTTGTTCTGTAGACGTCTCTTCAGAAACCTTTACCTCACTCACGATTTTCTTTGTTGGGAAGTAGTTCTCGCGAATAACTGCGAGCTTATTATTAAACTCACCCTCTGTGGTGAACTCCACGCCCTCTGCGAGCGATTTCATTTTGCCGACTTGTACTTCGGTTAGACCTTCACAAATCTTGCGAATTGCTTCGTTTTTATTTGCAACATTAAGTTTTTCAACAAGGTCAGCCTTTTCTGCAGCAGCTGCAGTCATTGCTTCTTCTAGTTGTGCAACTGTCATTGCAAGTTCTTCAGCAACATCGACCTTCTCTTCTGGAATTTCGATGTAGTGCTCTGTAAATAGATTCTTCAAGCCATTGATAAAGTCTTCGACAAGTTCTGCGCGGAGACCTGTTTCAATTGCAACTTGATTTTCATTAACCCACTCTTCGACTGCATAGCTGAGATACTCATCAACCTGTGCAGACATTTCGTTCTTGATTTCTTCGATGGCTTCGATGAGCACTGCGTCATTCTCTGAAAGAACATCTTCAACAATTGACTCAACTCGTGATTGTACAGCTGCTTCAAAAATTGTTGTTGCTTTGACGCGGAAGTCTTCAGATAGAGACTCACCGTTGAATAGAGCATCGACATCTTCTCTCATTGAGCCGCGATACTTTTCAACCATCTCTTTCTTCATCTTCATCTTCATTTCTTCTTCGTCTTCTTCCTCTTCTTCTTCTTCCTCGTCTTCATCATCTTCAGACTTGGCTTCTGGAAGGAGAGTCTCTTCTTCTTCAGAGTCTTCGAGAATAGTTTCTTCTTCCTCTGTTTCTTCTGTTTCTTCACCCAAACTTGGATCCATGTTACCAACTACTGGTGTTGCAAGACCTGAAGACTTGACTGAATTCATTTTCTTGTCGCCTTCGGCTGATACTTGACCAGGCTTTGGCGCTTCCTTTGTGGCAGCTGCAGCCTTTTTGCCAACTTCATCGCCTTCTGGCTTTTCGTTTGTTGTGCCGCCTAGATCATCCATTTGGGTAGCAAGTGTTTGCATTGGTTCCTTGCCTGCATTCATTGATGCTCTTAGAATTTCAGCAGCAGATTCTGATAATGTTTTTGACATTTTAGTTAAACTCCTAAAGAAGTAATATTATTTATAAAATTTAAAGTTTTGACACAAAATTCTCAAAGATCTTCAATGAGATTTCGTCAATTTGCTTTTGCTTTGCGTTCTTAATTTGTTCATAATATGCGTTAACGTCAATTTCTTTGACCTTACCGTTATCCCACACCCACTCTTTATTTTCCATAATACCTTGAACGAAAGCACCTGGTGCGGACGGATCCGCCACGATATCTGCCGCTGTGGCTAGATAATAATCGTCTTGTACCACATTAACACCGTTCACTTCTTTAAGTGAACCCATGCCACGTGATGATACACCAAGAGTTGCACCGCCTTCCATAAGGGACTTGGCAATCTTACCCATTGGTGTTTCAAGAATTTTTGCCTTACCGATCCACTGATTACCTTCTTGCTTTAAAGAAGTGATTAAGTGTGATACTCGGTCTAGATTGATTGATGGTGAATCTGGATGACCCAATTCGCCGAATGCGCGATTCTTAGTTACATACTCTTCGTTGTAACGATTGACTTCTTTTGCAAGAGTGTCAGTCTTATACATACGACCGTTGCGATTCTTAGTTTCTGCAACAAGAAATGGACCTGAAATGTAAAGAGTCTTCACACCGTTCTTTTCTTCGGTGATTAACTTTACTGATTCGATTGTTTCTGTGATTAGTTTCATTTATTTTAATCCTAGTGATTGTCTACGACGCATTGATCTTTTTCTTTTGATTAATGCTCTTGCTGCTTTTGCTTTACGCTTAATCTTACCCTTACGCTGCGAAATTCTTCTTTTTAGTCTTTCAGCTGAAGTCATACGAGTAACTTTACCACCACGAATTGTATAACCCTTTACAGCAGAAAACTTCTTTCTGCGTTGCACTGTAACCTTACCTTTAACTGTACGCACACGAGCACGAACAAGTTTTGTGCGACCCATGCGCACAACATTACGATTGCGTTTTACCGCCTCAACAATAATATTCTTGATGGCTGAGAAGATGCTGCTCATTTGCCACCAATCGAAAAGTTTACTTTGCTCAAGGAAAAATGTGCTGCCTTTTCAAATCCCTTTGGCGTCGTAAGCATCTCAGCAAACTTCTTTTTATTTTCGTCGTTTAATGCACCATGGACCATATGAATGGCTTTTGCTGCACCATGACTGACTTTAAGTTTAGAGCCATCATCAAATTTCATATGACGAGCTGTTTGCTTTGGTGATTCTTCTTGAGCATATTTTGCAACTTG